CTTCTTCACTTTCATTAGCAATATAGGAACGAGAGATTAAACGCTCTACAGTCAATACTTTACGACCCATGCTCATGCCGGGGAAAGGTGAACCTACAGCATCGTCACGACCTTCTAAATTACCTTTAAAAGGAGAACCAGAGGCACCGCCAGAGGTATCATTAGCTGCCCACTCTGCATAGCCAGCATCAGGCATGGTAGGCATTACCATTGAAGCAGAATTCATTTGGATTTTTCGGAAAAGAGGATCCAAAACCAATTCTAGTTCTACATCTCTCTCCATTGCAGTAGAAACAGTAGTTTCAAAAGCTTGTAAAGCATCAGAGGACGTATCTGGAACAGTTAGGCCTGCATTTGTATTACGACTGGCTTTTTCGAATAACTGCTTAGTAAGCTTATTATCCCAACCCTTCTTAGTAATTACGCCAAGAAGGTGCGCATCGCAAATGTCTTTCTCATACGCTTCAGCAAAAGACTTTGCTTCGCCACGATCAGCAAATACACGCTTGCTATCACGAATTTTAGAAATTTCGTCTGATTTTTCAATCAGTTCATTCTTCAATTCGCCAATAATTTTTTCATAGTCAGCATCTTTTGCAGCCATTTTAGCTTCAACGTCAGCCATTAATTTTTCTGCACCACTAGAAACAGCGGTTACAATTTGGGCTTCTTGCGCGGCTTTTTGAGCTTCAGCTTCGGCAGCAGCTTTTTGTTCTGCTTCCATTTTAGCTTGCTCTTCTGCCTTGCGCTCAGCGTCTTTCATCGCCATTGCAGTTGCGGTCTTTTCGACAGCAGCAGCCACAATCGCATCGATATCGATATCACTCATAGTTTTCTCCTGTACTTCGACTTGTGATAAGTCTTTAGGCATTGATTCGGTTTCAGAATGTTTTTCAAACTCAACAGTTACTTTGTCTTCAGTCTCCTGAACACTAATAACATGCTTTTCTTCCACGGAATCTATAGTTTTGAAAGATTTCTTGAATTCTTCATACTCAGACTCTGAGTTAAAAGATTTAGCAAGAGAAAAGGTTGCAGCTTGGTTAGCAGGAACCGTTACTACTGAAACTTCCAGTAATTCTGCGTCCTTTATCTTATATCCATCGGTTTCGGTCATGTACTCCGCATCCTTGACTCGAAACCCGACTGAAAAAGCTCCAAGGACACCTTCTTTAATTAATTCACCTACGTGACCAGCAGATTTAGCAATTTTTGCTTTTAACTGCAGACCATTATCGTTAGTACCAAGCTGAACTGCTCGGCCAATCGGCTGATTGTAATCGTGATTAAAAAGAATTACGGGATTGTTTAAATAATTTTGAAGTCCGCCCTTTGTCCAGGCTTCAGTCTCAATTATGTCTCCAACACGGTCAGTACTATTCGTACTGGCCATACCAGCGATATGAAGATCATCCCCTTCTTCAAACGCCTTAAATGTGGAGCCAATGTGAAAAATTTTATTCACTTGATTCTCCTGTCGACATTCTCAGCTTCTCTAAAGGGCTGAGATCTTCATCCGAAGCCGGTTCAAGAACTGGCTTGGGATTTTGTTCCAATGTATAAACACTAGAAGTATTAAAAATATTTTCCCATTCTTCGGGATGTTTTAATTGTATTCTTTTTATAGCTTGATGCCAGGAACCAAAATTACGTATAACAATTCTATAGTGAATCGGGGCGTTAGTTCCTAGTGCAATATATTCTGATCGTGCGGGCACTCTTCCTAGTTGTTGAAAATATTTAATAATAGTAAGCGCTATTTCGGTTCTATTCATTTTTATTCCTCTATATTATCTTCAGACGGTCTTCCACCTTCTGAAGGGTTTGCTGCAGATCCAGCTATATTAGCAGGTACTCTTAGTTCGCCTGCGCCAAACTGCTCATCATAGTTTAGTGCTTCACGAGCTTCATTAGGGGTAATAATTCCCGTATTTACAAGAGTAGAGTAATAAGCTGCGCTGTCTCTTAATTCTGGCTGAAGTGCAGGGATATTACTAATGTCTGGGGTAATGTGAAAGCCAAAGAATCTTTCTATAGCTTTATTAATTTTTTCAACTATAGGCAATATTGTTTCTAAATAATAAAGTCTATGGTTTGGTCGGATATTTGCATTGTTTCCCGAATCTAGTAAAAGGGGAGGTACTCCTAAAACTTTTAATATTTCTTTTTCCGCTCCCTCTATTGAGGCTTCGAAATCAAGTTCTCGAAAATTAACATTTGAGATAGCATCTAGATCCATTCCGCCATCTAAAATGAGAGGTCTTCTTCCTCCTCCGTCAGGGCGATAACGAGTCATCCAAGATTGAATCATTCTTTCTTTATTTTTTTCACTAATTACAGAAGGTGATTTAATTATAAGGCCAGGAACAGCTCCATTCTTGAAAAAATTGTCTTGAAATTGGCGCATACGAGTAAGCTGTGACATTACACGCTGAGCAGCTCTTAAACGACTAGTACCTCTATATATGCTATGAAAAGAGTTTTCTTTGATGTGAATGATTTCGTTTGGACTATAATCTATATTACGTTGAAAAGTATACTTATTAATGTAAGTAGTCTTATCCGGATCTATGTCCGTATAAGATGCGGGCAAATGATATAAACCAGCCCCATCGAAATAGATGAAGATATTCCCATCGAGTATATAATCGATTATGAGGTTTCGCTTAAAAGAGGAAATATCTTGAAAAGGATTAGGCTCTACATTTAACAGTAAGTTAAGTCTAGATCTTCTAATACCTTTTACAACCGAATTCATTCCTTGAATCGGTTCACCTATTCGAAGAGGAATTTCTGCCGTGTCATCGACGATCATGTTGACGCCACGATTTACAACTTCCAAATACTCATAATATGAGGTATAATTAGTAGGAATTTCTCTGGAAGCAATAGGACCAGAGCCTTCGAGACTAACTACAATCTCTTCTTGTGCTGGGTTTAATTTTTCCTGTTTCCAGAAGTCATACCATGCCATATTTTTCTCGTTGTATCTCTACCCAGCGCATTTGTTTTGATGCGGTATGCAAAGGTGGATTCCGGCCATAAATACTGTGAAGCTTTAAATGGTGCGTGTGGCACAGAGTAACTGTATCGTTATAAAGTTCTTGCCAGTTATCTTCTATAAATTCGTCTCTCCAAATAATCAGATACTCATCTGTATAGTGCTCTGGACGAAGTGCTTGTTTCTCTTTTAGCCACTTATGGTACAGGGGTGCTAAAGTAAAGTAATGATGAAAATCTAGTTTTATTTTTGTACCGCAAATTTCACACGCGGAGCCTTTTTCATATTTAGCTTTAGCTTTATCCCTTATATATTTAATTGGGTCTCTTTTTAGCTCTGCCATTTTTATAAATTATATATTCGGGTTAGTTGAAAGTCAAGAATTATTTTTTCGTTGGATTTAAAATGTTGGTGCGCTCTCTTCAAAACTATAAAGTGCGTATCTTAATGCGTCTGCCATGTGAGAAGAAGAATCATGAACCGGTTTCTCTCTTATTAAGTTTGGATTCGGATCCCACCTATATTGGTCAAGAGACCTCAAGACTTCTACGCACGAAGAATCAACGATAAGCCGATCATTGTCAATAAGAGAAGCCACGTGGCCAATCCCATCAACAACAGATTTTTTGGCGTTAATGGTTGAAATGTCATATTGTTGAGCAAAGTCGAATCGAGTCTGTGCTGCTGCTGCGTCAATGAAGCAGTAGTCGACTTCTCTTCTTTCAATAATTTCTGATAAGTATCCCGCATGTTCCTCTGTTGTGCGTTCCGCCGCATAATACTCTTCCATTAAGTAGTATTTATGTCCATCGAAAGCGATTACGCACAGTGCTGTGGGGTCTTTAAATCCTACGTCGAGCCCCGATATTATGTCCATCCCACTAAAATCTCTCTCAGATAAATCTTGAACGCACTTTTCGTAGTTGAAGTTCCAAATCTGTCCTTCGAATACATTGAAATCTGCTTCATATTCTTGTGCAAATTCTGCTTGACTCATCGACCGTCGAGCTTCGTCAATATCGCTTATAGAAGCTCTTGGATTATCCTGCCAAGTAGCTTTTATACAGCACCACTCGTTAAACTCATCAGTATAGCCCCGATTAAAAAAACGGCTAAACCAATTGTTCCTGCCCCGAGGAGTGCTAATAAATAGAGCCTTACTACCCGGTTTATCGAGTGTGGGTCTAATGGCAACGTTGAAGGCACTTTCTCCATCTGCCAATGCCGCTTCATCGAAGAGAACAAAGTCATAGCTTCTTCCTACAACAGAGTCAATTTGATTAACTGACCCGAGTCTTATAGTAGATCCGTTTGTAAGTTCAATTACACGAT